GGAGTAGTTAATGATAATTCAAAATTCGTTAATTCAGCATCATCAAATCCTTGTGTGTATAAGTGAACTAAAGCGATTTTAGTTAATTCAGATACAACAATACGTTGTATACGTTCTACTGTACGAGCAAAACGAATATCTTCAGACGCTAATGTAGCTTTACCAGTTAAATCTTTTTCATATCCTAAGAATGCTTTTGGAACGCGTAATGCAGCAAATAATTTATCACGTAAGTAAGATACGTCTTCGATTGCTGTATATTCTAATCCTTTTAATGTATCAATCTTAGTTGATGAATCATTTCCTCTAAGCGGCAGATAGAAATCTTCCGTTAGATTCTGCATATTATACTTTAAATTGTAATCATTTGTTTGTGGATCAATATATGGAGTTTTCTTGATACGTTGTTTCATTTTCTCCATATATCCATCAACTTCATTTGGAGCAATATTTCCTACGTTTACATAAAATAAACGTTTTTCAGGTGCACGCATAATACGATGTATTAACATCGCATCTTCCATTAAAGTTAATTGCTTAAATATTTTACGGCCTGGCTCAAGATATGAACGGCCATAAGGTAAGTATGATGGATCTGAAATTAATCTAAAGTGAGCTATTTCGTAGTTTTCAAAATAATCATCTTTATTTGTATTTGTAGCGTATCCATATGATTGGTTCATATTGATTTTAAAACGCACATATGATGGATTATTTGGATTAGATCCTTCTTCACGTTGAACATCATATACAGAGAATGGAAGTGCATTATATACACCAAATTTTTCGGCAATATCTAAGTGTAGATAAAAATCACCATACTTACACATTGTTCTAACCCATGCCCATAGATTGAATTCTACGTTTAGAACTTCATAAAATAAATTATAAAGTACACGTTGTGTTTTCTCGTTAGGGGATTTAATATGTAATACTTCACCTTGCTCGTTTTTTAGAGTAGCTTCATCAGCTATAATATCTAACGCGGAAGCAATGATAGCATCTGTATCCATTGCCTCGTAGTCCGTGTAAAGTGAAGTACGTAATGTCTGATAATTCATTAATGGAGTATATGCTAGTTTTGAATTACCAGCATGGATTCTATTGAATCTATCTATTAATGAGTTTGTTTGAATGTTACCGTATGTTTGTAAACGATCAACATCAATTGTACGTAACTGATTTCCCCCTACATTTCTGATAATTACATCAGTGGAGAATAATCTTCTTAGTCGTCCGAATAGACTAGTATCTATTGCCATATTATTTTGTGTTACTCAATATGTATTATATGTTATAAATATCGAATATAATGAGGAACATTACATTAGCCAATTTAGATCGTGAGTGTTTCCATGTACATCTTTCATTTGCCAAGGATTATTTTCCCTATATGTTCCTGAACTAATACCTGATGATGCTACATTAATATTATTTAGTGATGCTTTAGTCATTTCTAATCCATTTTGGTGATAAACTAATGCTGTATCTCTAATATACAATCCAAACGATAATGCCATTGTTAAGTCATCATTATACCCACCTTGTGCTTGTGCTTTGCCATGATCCCAAATGAACGTTCTTAGTTCTTCTAATTGACGTTTAGAATAAAATACAAATTGCTTATCGCGTAATGAAGATTCTAATTTAGAAATAAATAATGGGCGTGTTTTAGATGAGTTAGTCAATCCAGGAACGGTTTGATCATTTTCCATCTTGTATACAAAATTATCAATCGACATATCACCACCTTTAGGCGAGTGATATAAATTTGAATAACCACGTTCAATAATTGAATTAATAACATCCCACCCAATATTTGCGTTTTCAATCACTAATAATGCTGAGTTATATTCAGTAGCTGCTGTTATTAGATTATTTGCGAATTCACGAGTGCCAATTTTAGATTTAAATTCAGCTACTTGTTTATATGCTTTAGTTGCTAAAACGTGGAACGTTGAATAATCACTTCCATCACCACGAGCAACGTCAGCACATACAACATATGTTTCAGACGGATCTGGGTATTCCCAAATCCAATAGTCACCACCCATACCACGTCTTTCAACGGGATCTATTACATAATTTTTTTCATAATATTCTAAAATATCATTTGTTACAACGTTATTACCAGAAGCTAAAAAGTCACATTCATATTCTTGGGCGATTTCTTGAGCTCCCATATTGGCCTTTTCATTTTCAAACCACGCAGCATCGCGTTCAGGATGCACATCCCAAGGTAATTTAATTGGTAGAAATGAATTTTCTGAATTTAAAGCACCAACCCAAGTTTTATGGAACCAGTTACCAATACCGTTTGGTGATGATAGTGCAACGCACCCCCCACCAGCTGAAATTGTAGGTTTAATTGCGGTATAGATCCGATCAATTCCATCAATAAAAGCAGCCTCATCAATTAATAATAACGATACAGCATATGAACGACCAGCATCTGAAGCAGCAGATGATGCTATAATTTGGGATCCGTTAGATAATTTTAATGATAATTTATTATTTGAATCGGGTTTTTCTTTACCTCTAAGCCAAGCTGGTAATTGTTGGTACATAAATTGTACCTTATCTACCATGTTTACAGCTGTTGATTGCTTAGTTGCAATACATAATACTGTTTTATCTTTATGGAATAACATTGTCCATAATGAAAAACCAGCAGCTAGTGTTGATATACCTAATTGACGTGATTTATTAATGATTGTATAATCATTCTTTAACCACAATTTTAGTACTTGCTCTTGGAATGGGTATAGATTAAAATTTACACGTCCCCTAGTTGGGTGTTGTACCATACAGTACTTACGCATAAAGTGGATAGGATCAGTTAGACATTTAACGTATTCTTGTCTAATTATATCCTTTATATTTGTTTCGCTCATTTAATCCAGTTTTCTAATGCTTGTATATAGCCATCACCCATATGATCCTTAATAGTTTTACCGGAAAATAATGATCTTAGGTATAACCAAAGTGATTTTAGAGATCCATCATTTTGTAATTTATTACCATTTGTATCTAATCGTACTTGATAATTAACGTGGTAAAATCTAATGTATGGTGTATGTGTTACTAAATCGTTATTATGTACTATTCGTAAAGTATCTATACCACTATTATCGTAGTTTTCCTTAAATACTTTATTACCTACTCTTGGACTACCAATAGTTGTTGATTTAACGTTATAATGTGGGTAGTGTTTTTTAATTGAGTGCGCATATAATGTTGCTACTGCACCACCTAAACTATGTCCACAAACTACAATATCTGTAGCTTTACCTTGTAGATTTTCTAATGCAGTATCGATTGCATCATAGGTATCACCTACTACTGATTCCCAGGAACTTTTAAATCCAATGTGTACTTTTTCACCTTCGTTTATAAATGGTACTTTATCAATAGAAGCATCGTTTTGGAAATCCTTCTTTGATTCACTACCTCTCCATACAACATATATTGATTTATTTTTTGTTGCTACAAATCCTTGTGTGTCTGATTTTTTATGTTCGATCCATTTTACTAATTCTAATTCATAATCATCCCATATGATTTGATCTTTATCAGAATAAGCTAACACTGCTAATTTGGCGTTATATAGTGCTTCGTTTCTTGTCATAATGTGTTTTTGTATATAAATATATAAAAAGAGAAAAGTCCGCTAAAAGCGGACTCTCTAAATAAACAAACATTATTATGAAAAATTTTTATACTTCTTCTTCAGCGTCTTCAGCACCAACGATAGCAGCAGCATCTCTAGTTTCTTTATCAGAAATTTTAGGTATACCGTATTTCTTTTTAGTGATGTGGAATTTTTTAGCTAATTCTAAGGTAACTGGATCTTGTGTTTGAATCAATCCATCAGCATATTGTTGAGCAATTTCTTGTCCTAGTTCATCATCATTATCTACCATAGATTTCATTTTATCAACATATTGTTGCTTTCCAGCAGCGTTATCAGCTTTACGATATGCTTCACGAGCACGTTTGTAATCTAATGTTTTAGCAGCTAATGCTGCACGATCTGCAGGAAGCATGTAATCTGGATTAGCTTGAGTAGCAGCAGTATACTCAATATCACGACCGAATTTTGAACCACGATCTTGAGATGGAGTAACCACACCAGTTGCTTTTTCAAATCCTGTTGACACATCTTTTTGTGAGGCACTAAACGGCAGTTCATCATATGATATTTTTTTCTTTCCAATTGCACCAATTACTAATGGACGAATAAAAGATTGTTGTGATGCATATTGACGATCAGGATTAGCTTCGTTGTGTAGACGTAAAATATCCGTAGCTGTTAATGCTTCGCCTTTATCTTTTAATACTTTAACTATATCAACTAAACTTCTAAACTCTGATTTAGATAATTTGCTTTGTACGCTTTCTAATTCACCACGAAAATCGGGCTTCAATGAATATTTTACTTCAGCCGCACGAGCCATTTCTTTAATTGATGTATTTCCTAATGTAGCTGCTTTAACAGTTGGATCTTTTTTTATAGCATCTATTGTTTCTTTATCACTAGGATCTACATTTATTATTTTATCCCCTTTATTAGCATCAATATAATCAATAGTCATTGATTTAGTAGCTTCACCCATGATCTCCTCACGTACTATTTTATTAATTATCTCTTTTAATTTATCTTCCATTATTTTGTTTTTTGAATAGAAATTGTCTACTATAAATATCGTTATTTTTTTAATTCATTTAATATGATAGCAATTCTTTCCTCAGTACTACCTTTAATTTCAACTGTACGTTTTGGTTTGTATATATTTAAAAACCATTTAATAGATTTATCTATCCTATCCCGATATTCAGGATTAGTTTCTCTAATACCATTATTTTCTATATCTACACCCTCGGGCGATACATAAAAAATAATATCGTATTGCTTAGCCAACAACATAGCCGCGTCAAATAATATCTCTTTTTCATTAGATTTAATCGACTTAGCCTCTTTAGTAAATGCACAAACATCATATACTGTTCTGTCAGTTAATAAATTATCATTAAATAATTCACTCGCACGCTCAGCAATGAAAACCAACTGACCTTTAACACTAGAGTCAGTATTTAATGGAATACCTAAATCACTTAAATATTTAGATCGTTCAACACATCCCACATAATCTTTAAATTCATCTAATTCTAATAATGCTTTAACTAATGTAGTTTTACCTACAGACATTGTACCTGCTAAACCTATTTTCATCGTGCTAAACCTAATGTTAATGCTTTGTTGTGACTAACTTCCTTACCGTTCTTTGG